AGGGGTTACTTTAGGAACTACTAATTTAACTGATGTTCCAGCTGGTGCTAAATATATTAAACGATACAGAGATAGACTTTATATAGCTAATCTTAATGACGGTGGATTATTACCTTATAGAGTAGGATTTTCAGATGTTCCAGTAGCAGGTTCAATCGGATGGACAGAATATCAAGCTGATACAGGTTGGATTGATGTTGATTATAGTGAAGCTATTACTGGTTTAGGAACTAACTGGGATAGACTAATGATATTCACAGAGTATTCAGCATATATGTATGACCAATCTACCAAGAAAAAAGTTTGGGATGTAGGTTGTTCTAATCATAGAACTATTAAAAACTCAGGAGCTTATATGATATGGGCTAATCAAGATGGAGTATGGATGTCTACTGGTGGAAGACCACAGAATATAGCTGGTAGAGTATTAGATTTTATAAAAGGTTCTACTCCTTCTGCTATGTTTGCTGAAGTAGTTGATGAAGAATATCATTTATATGTAGGTAATGTAACTGTAAATGGAATAAGTTATTCTAATTGCTCACTTATCTATAACATACCTACTCAGACTTGGAGATGGCACGAATATCACGATGGAATAGAAATATTTGCTAGATATAATGATTCAGGAGACGACAGACTTTATATGGGAACTACTGATGGAGAAGTTATGAATCTAGGTAAATATACAGATGGCACATTGGTAAACTCAGATGATGGTAATGATATACAAGCATTCTTTAGAACCAAGCCTTTTAACTTTGGAATGGCCGAGAAATATAAACGATTAATGAAGATGACTGCTTTTTCAGATAGAGCGCAAGGACTTTTATTAAAATGTAGAAGATTAAATAGAAATTCAGATGCGACTATTAAACCATTACCATTAGGACAACTTAATAATTATATAGAAGAATTTACTCCTAAGATAGAACCAGGAGAATTACTACAAATTGAAGGAGTAGAGATAAGTACAAACCCTTATTTCTCATTCTATGGTTGTGTAGTGGATGTACAGTTAAATAACGATAGAAATTAAATGCCAACAATACGGGATTTGGGTTACAGCGTTTTCAATAGACGAGATAACGCAGATATAAATGAAGAGATAGTAGAACTTAATCAGGTTATCCCTGGTAGTGGTGTTGGTTTTGGTGAATTAAATATAGGAGTTTTTGAAGATAATCAAGATATACAAAGTAGAGGTTTTGTATCTGGTTCAACTGGTTGGAGAATACAAGGAGATGGAACAGCAGAATTTCAAAATGTTATTGTTACTGGTGTAGCTTTAAGTGACTGTACTGGAGATTTAGACGATATAGATAATGGAACTACTTATTCAAGAGTTCTTACTACAGATATAACGGCAGGACATATTCTTTTAAGTGCTGCTAGTGGAGATAGTGATGATATAGGAGAAGGAAGTTCTAACTTTTTTGCTGGAGCTTCTGGTGCAGATTTTATAAAAGCTATTGATACTTTAGATAATGTTTCTAATGGTGCTACATATGGTCGTGTAGCAATAACAGATATTACTGCTGGGCATATAGTCTTAGCACAATGTGATACTACTGGTTATACTTTAGATAGCGTAAGTGATGGTGCTACTTATGGAAGAATAGCTATTACCGATATTAGTTCTGGACATATTTTACTTTCAACTTGTACTGGTGATTTAGATAATATAGATGATGGTACTACTTATAGTAGAATAGCAACAACAGATATTACTGCTGGGCATATTACTTTAGTATCTTCCTCAGCTTCTATAAATATAAATGATACAACATTCGGAAATCAAGGTATTCAATTACAATATAATGCAGGAACACCAAGGGGTTATATAGGTGATGGTTCAAATGCTTTCTTTAACTTTGATGGAACTAAACTGACTTGGAAAGCTGCTAATACAGAACTAGACGGAGACGGAAAACTTACTTTAGCTGGAGCTACTATTGGTACTTCTGTTATTACAGGAATAGCAACAGGTTCAGAAATAGCAATACAAGGATGGCAATCAGATTTAGTATTTAGTGCAACTGATTATAGAATTGTTGCTTGGGCTTCAGGAACTATTACTTTAATGAATGGAGATACTTATTCTATTGACGCTGGTAATACTGGTAATATGGCAGCTTTAACTTATATTTATTTAGATATAGCTACATCTATTACCGTTTTACAAACTACTACAACCCCAGCGACAGCAGTAGGAACAGGAAAGATTTTAATTGCAGTAGCAGAAAATAACGCAGATACAACTTCTGACGCTACATTTCAAGTATTTGGAGGAAGTGGTGGCAATAATTTATTAGTAGATAATATTGTAGCTAATAGTGCATCTACTAATGAGTTCATTTCTAACACAGCACAAATTAAAGATGCTATTATAACAAATGCTAAAATAGATACTTTAGCGGTTTCTAAACTTACAGCTGGAACTATTACATCACAAGCGATTACTTTAGCTATAACTCCAACTGGAGGAGATACATATATAGCAGCAGGGAAAACAGATTTTGGAGATACAACAGCTGGATTTATATTAGGAATAGATGATAGTGATAGTGATATAGCTAAATTTGAAATAGGAGAAGAAACTAAATATTTAAAGTATGACCCAACTAATGGAATGAGAATAGCTGGGAATATAACTATTTCTAATCCAGAAGATATAAATACAAGTGATTTAACTAATGGTGCTGGTTGGACAGACGATACTACTGCTGATACAGCTATTACTAACGCTGCTACTGCTCAAACTGCAGCTGACGACGCACAAGGTGACGCTACAACAGCTTTGGGAGAACTTGATGATATTGCAGCTGATGATAAAATTACACCTGTTGAAAAGCTAACTTTACTTCCTATATGGAATAGTATTTTAGCAGAAAAAACAGATATAGATTCAGAAGCTGATACATTTAGTGTAAGTAAAACTGATTATGGTACTGCTTATGATAACTTATATGGTTATGTTGTAACTACATTATCTACGTTTGACAATATGGCAGCTACTACTGATATTACTCGTGCAACTTGGAATGGATATTTTGAGGCTTATTATAATGCTAAAGTTGAAATACTTAATGCTATATCTACTGCTGCTAAAGGTTTAGCAGATACTGCACAAGGTGCAGCAGATGATGCTCAAGGTGATGCTACTGATGCTTTAAGTGAATTAGATGATATAGCAGATGATGCAAAGATAACCCCAGTAGAGAAACTTACTCTTAAACCCTTATGGGATGACATAGTTGTAGAAGGAACTGCAACAACAGGAACAATACCAACACAAGCTACTTTATTTGGAGTAGCTGATACTGATTTTGATACAGCTTATGCAACTTTATATGCTTATATAATTACAACTTTAGATGTTTTTAATGATATGGAAGCAACTACAGCTATTACTCGTGCTACTTGGGATACAGATTTTGAAGCATATTATAACGAAAGAACATTGCTTTTAAATGCTATAGCCGCTAAAGCAAGAACACTGGCTAATACTGCTCAATCTGCTGCAGAAGCTGCACAAGGTGACGCTACAACGGCTTTAAATTCTTTAACTGATATTTCTGATGATGCTAAAATAACTCCTGTTGAAAAATTGACAGTTAAACCTTTATGGGATTCTATAGTAGCCGAAAAAACTACTATTGATACACAGGCAGACGTTTACTCAGTCTCTAAAGTAGCCTATGGTACTGCTTATGATAATTTATATGGATATGTAATCACAACCTTAGATGTGTTTGATGATATGTCAGCAACTACAAGTATTACTAGAGCAACTTGGGATGGTTATTTTGAAGCCTATTATGGTGCTAAGGTTGATATTTTAAATGATATTGCTGATGCTACTGCTTTATTAGCTGATTGGACTGGATTAAGTAATATTCCTGGAACATTAGGAACACCCGCTGGAGCAGGATTATTTTTAAGTGCTACATATTTAGGTTATTATGATAGTTCTAATTGGAAAACCTATATGGATAGTTCAGGAAATTTCTATTTAGGTGGTAGTTCTGGAAAATTACAATGGGATGCTTCAGAAGATACTTTGACAATAACTGGAGTAATAAATGATAGTAGACTTGTATATAGTAGTATGTTTGGAGATGGAGCAGCTGGAGATGTAGTATCTAGTGGAGATATTACACTAACTGATGATGTTTATTATGATAATTTGACAATTAGTTCTGGTGATGTTCTATATACAGATGGATATAGGGTTTTTGTAAAAGATACTTTGACATTTGAAGGAACTGGTAAGATAGTTTCTAGTGGTGGTGATGGTGGTAATGGTGGTAATTCTTCTGGTGATACTGCTGGAACTGCTGGTGCTGCTGGAACTCAGGCTCATACAGGAGGAATACTGCCAGATTCTCCTATTGGTGAAGTTGGTTCTGCTGGTGTAAATAATACTGATGGAATTGCTGGAACTGCTGGAGATAGTTTTGATAAAGCATTATTAGAAACTACTGGTGCTGCTGGAGGAGCTGGTGGATTTGGTAAATATCTTAGTTATACTCAAAATGGAGGTGCTGCTGGTGCTGGTGGTGCTATTGCTAGAAAAAAATTATCTTTAACTACAAGTTCTATAAATTTTCCATTTACTTTTGTAGATGCTGGAGAAGGAACTATTGATGAACTAGATATTAGTCCTGGTGCTGGTTCTGGTGGTTCAGGTGGATGTGAAAAATATTCTGGTTCTCCAGTTGGTGCTTCAGGTGGTTCAGGTGGTTCAGGTGGTGCTGGTGGATGTGTTTGGGTATTTGCTCAAACTATTGTTACAGTAGATGGAAATGTTTATATAGAAGCTACAGGTGGTGATGGTGGAGATGCTGGTACTTCAAATATGACTGCTCCTAATGGTGCTACTGGTGGCTCTGGAGGAGGAGGAGGAGGAGCTGGTGGAATTGTTTTAATAACTTATGCTAGAAAATCAGGAACTGGAACAATAGATATTACAGCAGGAACTGGTGGTACTGGTTCTGATGGTGCTTCAAATGGAGCTAGTGCAAGTGATTCAGATGGAGCTGATGGTGCAAATGGACAAGCTGGAATAATACTTTATTTATAAAAAAATTATGTATATTTATTACAGTAAAAAAGACAATAATATAAAAATGATAAGTGAAAAGAAAATCACTGCATCAAATTTATTTTATATAAAAAAAAATCTAACAAAAGAAGAAAATAATAGTATTGGAAGTGTTAAATATGATAGAAAAGTAATTGATGGAAAACTAATTATTGTTGAAAAAGAAACAATAGAAGACCTTGTAGATAATTGTAAAGATTTTAAAGATTTAAAAACATTATTAAAAAATAAATTAAAATAAACATATGACACCACAAGAACAATTAGAATTGCTTAAAGGACTTTCTCCTAGTGCTGCTAAAACTTTTGAAGATAGAAGAAGTAGATATGGTTTTGGTGGAGCTGGATGGACTACACAAACATCAAGAGGAACTGGAGAAGAAAGATATTGGCAAAAATATGGAAAAACAATAAGTGAAGTTTTAAGTCGTACAAAAAGACAAGTGTCAGAAGATGAATTTGAAATTGCTGACCTACAAAGAGCTTATGAAAATGCTAAAACAGAAGGACATTCTTCTACTCAACAAAAATTAGAAAGTTTACAAAATGCTATGGATGCATTCGGAACAAGATGGGATACTTCATCTTCTTTAATAAGTTCTAATATACAATCTCTTTTAAGTGATGGTTCTTTTAATGCTCAAGACATATTGCAAGATAATCCAGGACAAGCTAATAATCAAGGTGGTCGTATGGGTTGGTATGATTCTGCTACAGGACAAGAAACATCTTATGGAGTTGGAACTTATGGAATAATACCTGGCAGTCAAGGAGAAAGTCAACAAAGTAATACAAGCACTACTGGAACTAATACAGAAACTACTACAGGAGATACCACAGAAAATACAAGTACTAATGATATAAATAATCTTTATAATCAATTCTTCGGTAGAGATGCTTCTCAACCTGAAATAGATAATTGGAGTAAAGAAAGACTTATAGACCTTGAAAGTTTTTTACATAAAGAATATAAGAAATTATCTGGTAAACATTATGACGG